GGCCGATGTTCTACAAGCTCGCCCATACCTCCATGACAAGATGGCAAAAGAAGATTGCCGACATGCTTGTGATGGGGAAGGTCGAGGGCAGTAAGATTGTTTACGACCCTAAGAAAGGATATCTGTGGTCGTCGATTGACGAACAATCAAAGAGGAAGCACGGGGAGAAGGCCCTACAGTTTCCCGATAATACCACGGTTAACTCTTTCCTCGATACCTTTGTTGGCCTAAAGGGGGAGAAGGTATTTCAGACTACCCCAATTGAGGGAAGTCTAGTGAATGCCTTTTACGCCAAGATGATTGTTGATTCAGCCGAGGTATTCTCCGAGAAGAAATTCGACACAGAGGTAAAGGCGGCGGAAGTAGAGGACGAGGAAATCTATGACCTATAAGAAAAAGAAAAAACTCGCTCCGATCTTGGTGAAGAAAAAGAAGACCGACCCAACTAAGCCTCTAAAGGCCTACCCGCGCCCCTCTCCAGGTAGGCCAATAGGAGATCAGTGGAAGGAAGACGGCTTTGTCCCTGTAAAGAGATTCGATGATGAGTTTGACGAGACCGAGGAGGAGAAGAACGGGTCAACCCGATTCCCCTCCCCAAAGCCGAGAGACCCGGTCTTCACAGAAAAGTGGGATGAGTACGTGCTCGATGTTGTCAAGCGAGAGAATTTTAAAAAGGGCCATCTATATCAGCTCACAATTCTCTGCGACCTCTATTCAGAGCATGACCACTTGCTCAAAGAAATAAAAAGGCATGGCTATTTTTACGAGATGATTGGTAAACATGGATTGCAGATCAGGCCAAGGCCCGAGGTCTCTCAGCTCAACAAGACGAGATCAGAGATCAGGTCCTACTCAAAGACGCTTGGCCTTCTGCTGATGAAAGACCGAGAGACGGCGCCACCGGAGGAGCAAGAGGAATGGGAATAGATTCTGAGGCACGACGACTAAAGCGAATTCCAATTGACCCGAGAAGTCTTTTTGATTTTCTAAAGTCGGGGAATAAAACTCTCGAAGTCAGTGGCTTCCCCGCCGATGCGCAATTCCGGGGAGTGTCGTTCGATGCCATTTCAAATTCTTGGCAAATGTTTATTGAGCATGAGTCCTTCGAGCACGTACCGCCATACGAGGTAGTGCCTGAGCTTGCGCCACGCGTGCGAATTGTACTTAATAGCATCGAGTAGCCGATGGCCTCCAATCCGTTTGATGCAAAACATTTTCCGAACTGCCATCGTGGGCACAAGTACGCGGAAGATGTTGTGCGCGGGGATATCCCGGCCTCGAAGTATCTCATTGGCGCGTGCGAGAGGTATCTCGGGGAAGTCGAGCTGGAAGACCATCCCAATTTTTATTTTGATCCCAAGAAGGCCGAGAGGTTCTTACGCCTCGCCCAGAAATTCGATCACGTCATCGGCAAGTGGAAGACAAGAAAAATAATATTCGAGCCGTGGCAGTGTTGGGTCTGGATGAATATTATGGGATTCATTTACCGCAAGACTGGATTCCGAAGATTTCGCATCGCCCACGTGGAATGCGCTCGCGGCAATAGTAAAGCGCATTGTCTCAAAACGAGAGTCCCTACCCCAGACGGGATGAAATTATGGGAGGAGATTGAAGTGGGGTCCCGCCTCTACGATAGGCTTGGGGGAATCTGTACGGTTACAGGGAAGACCCCGATACATTTTCCACAAGCGTATGAGGTAGAATTTTCTGACGGGGAGAAAGTCATCTGTAGTGACGAACACCTATGGTTCACATCCACAAAAAATGAGCGGTCTAGAAAACGGAGACACGGGAATAGGGTTTTAAGAAAAACCTCGCAGAACAATTACACATACGAAAGCGTTAGAAGTACAAAAGAAATTTCTAGATCCCTAACCGCCGGGATAAAGATACAAGAGAGAAATCATTCCGTAGCGAATACTCTCCCGGTAAAAGGCGAAAAGAAAAAACTTGTCGTTGACCCGTATGTATTTGGGTATTGGCTAGGGAATGGAACAGCTAAGAGCGGCCAAGTTTCTTGCCATGAGGCGGATGCGAGAGAGGTGAGAAAGATTTTGTCGGAGAGGGGGTACGAGTCACATCCGATAAAGCTAAAGCGCGGATCTCGCGGAGTTTCGTTTACTGTTATGGGGCTGAGTCAGCAGCTTCGTGAAATGGGAGTGCTGGGCAATAAACACATCCCCGAGGAATATTTCCTTTCTACGGCAAATGACCGATTAGAGCTTGTGCGAGGCTTGCTTGACTCCGACGGGACCATTAATCCCCAGATGCGAGGACAAGCCGCCTTCACCAACAAAAACGGCAAGCTGGCCAGTGGCCTTAGCAGGCTCTTATGCTCTCTCGGGTACAAAGTGTCTCGATCCAGATTTAAAGTCAGTCCAGAAAATAATTTTAAATCAGATAGCCGGTTTTACCGAGTATGTTTCTATCCAAGAGGCACTCAGAAAGTTTTTAACATCAAGAGGAAGGCGACAGAGCAGATTAGTAAATCTGGCAAGCACTCTTACGTGGGGCAGAGATACATAGTGGGCGCGAGAAAGCTAAAGAGGAAAGTACCGATGTTTTGTGTGGAGGTAGACTCCCCAGATAGTTCATATCTGATATCGGAGTCGTACATCCCGACTCACAATTCGGCCATGGCGTCAATCGCGGCCCTTTACTTCATGTCTCTCGACAATCCGCAAGGAAACCAAGTCGCCACGGTCGCCACTAAAAAAGATCAGGCCCGCATTGTCTTAGACTCTGCCCGAGCGATGGCGAGAAAGAATAAATCCTTTACCGTGAGCATGGGCGTGCGCGTGCTCGCGCATTCGATTGTTCAAGATAAAACTAATTCCAACATCCGTGCGCTGTCAGCCGAGGCCTCAAGTCTCGACGGCCTCAATGATGTGCTCGCCGTATGCGACGAGCTGCACGCGATGAAGAGAGAGACCTTCGATGTTATCTACTCCGGCATGTCGAAGCGGGCAGACTCTCTCACATTGTGTATCACTACCGCAGGCTTTGATGTCGATAGCGTCGGCTTCACACAAAGCTCGTATGCAAAGAAAGTGGCTCTCGGGGAATTCAAAGACGAGCAATTCTTCTCCGCAGTTTATTGCCTCGACGAGGGAGATGACATTTATGACGAGAGAAACTGGATCAAGGCAAATCCAAATTGGGGAGTGTCGGTTGACCCGATAACCTTCCGCGCAAAAGCCGAGAAGACAAAGAGAAGCCCGAATGATCTTCCGAATTTTAAAGTTAAGCATCTCGACATGTGGGTGTCGGAGGCGAAGGCCTTCTTCGATCAAAAGCAGTGGGACAAATGCGCCGACCCGAATTTGAAGATCGAGGATTTCTTAAACGAGCGATGCAGAATGGGAATCGACCTCGCATCTCACATCGACTTGACGAGTATCGGAATTATCTTTTTCAAGAACGGGAAGTATTACGTCTTTGATCGCACCTTCATTCCCGAAGTGACGATGAGTGAGAGAGAGTCTGAGAATGAAATCTATGCCGACGCTGTGTCGAAAGGATTTTTGATTAAGACTCCTGGAGCTGCGATCAACAATGACTTCATCCGGGCCGAGGCCATTGCGCTTGCCTCGAAGTTTAGAGTCAGTGAGTGTTTCTACGACACATGGAATGCGACAGAGATGGCGCAGAAACTTTCCGATAAAATTGAAATGGTAAAATTCGGAATGAACACGGCCAATCTCAGTGAGCCAATGAAGCGACTCGACTCGCTTATGCGCGAGGGAAAGATTGTTCACTGCGGATCTCCTCTCATGCGTTGGTGTATTGGTAACGTCGTAGCTAAAGCCGACCATAACGATAACGTCTACCCGAGGAAGACTCACGTGCGACTCAAGATTGACCCGGTCATCGCAATCCTCATGGCGCTCGCGGGATGGATTCAAGATTCACAAGGGGAGTCGGTATATGAGAGCCGTGGCCTAAGGATATTGGGCGGGTAGGCGCCACTACTCCGACGCATTTTCCGGGTCAAAGGTCAATATCGACGCCCCTAGTCACGCCATTTGGACGGGGACTGTGAAGATTTTTCTTTACTCAGTCAGGAATTAAACCGACTCTCGGATTCATCGAGGGTTAAATGCCGAGCAAAATCTTTGGATTCCGCGAACACTCAAAACATCCATTCGAGATCAAGAATAAATCTGCGACCAAAGCCGAGATTATTATTTACGCCCCGATTGGTGAGTCGTTTTGGGGTGACTCGATTTCGGCAAAGCAGTTTTCGGATGAGATCAAAAAGCTCGACGCCTCGGTGAACGAGATCACAGTCCGCATCAACTCCCCGGGCGGAGATGTGTTCGACGGCGTAGCTATTTACAATCGCCTCAAGCAACACAAGGCAAAGATCATCGTTCACATCGACGGCCTTGCCGCCTCTATTGCCTCGATCATCGCGCTCGCGGGTGACGAGATCATCATGGGCGAGGGCGCCCTTTACATGATCCATAAGCCCTGGTCCTTTGCGATGGGAAACTCCAATGACCTTGAGGAAGTAATCAATCGCCTCATGGATGTGGAAGAACAACTCGTCTCGATTTACGCGAAGAAGACAAAACTTGATCGCGCAGAAATCAAGAAAATGCTTTCAGAAGAAACTTGGCTCGACGCCGATCAGGCAATTGAGAAAGGCTTTGTTGACTCAAAGGCCGAGGACTCGGTGCCTATTGCCGCTTCTGTTTTTGATTCAGCAAAGTGGATCAACAAAGCGCCGAAGACTTTCAAGTCGGAGACCGATGCGATTTCTTCTGCGAAAGACGAATTGAAAAAGAAAATTGAAGAGAGACTGAAAAAGTAATCGAGGAATTAGCTCGCCTCGTGCGCAGCGCCCTCCCGACCGGAAACAACAAAACTTGGAGAAACGAAAATGACACTCGAACAAATCCGCGCACGTCTGGCAGCTATCAGCGCCCAACTCGAAGGCATCTCAGCCGGAGCAGAGGGCTTCACGTCTGAGCAAATCACTCAGATCGAAGACTTGAACACAGAGTTTGAGTCTCTCACGGCGCAAATGAGCGCCCTCGAAAAAGTCGAGGCGATGAAAGCGAAGTCGGAAACTCCGGCTCCTCGCAAGACTCAGGCCGCTGCACCGTCTCCTCGCATTGAGGTAGGCGCTTCGGCTACCGACCGCTTTGGCGGCTTCAAAAACTCTGGCGAGTTTTTGATGGCTGTTAAGTCTGCGGCGGGTGGCCGTATGCACGAGAAGCTGCAAAATGCCGTCGCCTACGAAAAGAATGGCGAAGACGGTGGCTTCCTCGTTCCAGAGGAAATGTCTTCAACAATCATCAAGAAGCTCGCTTCTAGCGAGTCGCTCTTGAGCGCCACTCGCCAAATGCGAATCGGCGGAAACTCGCTTGGCTTCCCGGTTGATGAGAGTCAGCCATGGAACAGCGGCGTGCAGGCTTACTGGACAGGCGAGGGTGCAACAATCACCCAGTCGAAACCCCAGTTCAAGCGCGCAGACCTCCGCCTCCAGAAGCTCGCGGCACTTGTGCCCGCGACTGACGAGCTGCTCGAAGATGCTATGGCTCTTGAGTCGTACATCAACCTCGCGGCTCCAGAAGCAATCATGCACAAGATCAACGGCGCGATCTTAACAGGCGATGGCGTAGGCAAGCCGCAAGGCCTTCTCACTTCTCCCTTCACGGTTGAAGTGGCGAAAGAGTCTGGTCAGGCCGCTGACACTATCGTCGCGAAGAACATCATCAAGATGTACTCGCGCATGATCCCTGCCGCTCGCGCAAATGCGAAGTGGTACATCAATGCGGGCGCAGAAGAACAACTCATTGGCCTGAAAGATGATAACGGAAACTTCATCTATTTCGGCCCAGGCGCGATCAATGCGATGCCTTACGGCACGCTCCTCGGTCGCCCGGTTGTCCCGATGATGTCGGCTCTCCCAGCATTGGGCGACGCAGGCGACATCCTGTTTGGAAACTTGGACTACTACTGGACTATCGTGAAGGCAGGCGGAGTTAAGTCTTCGACTTCGATCCACTTGTACTTCGACCGCGATATCACAGCATTCAAGTTCACAATGCGTGTTGACGGTAAGGTCCCATTCTCTGCTCCAGTAACGACAGAGTTTGGTTCGCACCAAATGTCTGCATTCGTGAAGCTCGCAGACCGCGCATAATCGCCCTGGATAGTGGGCCTCTTAGCTGAGGCTCACTCTTTGGTCTCTTGATTTTGAACAATTCTTTCCTGGAGTAAAAAATGGAAGCATTCTTGATGGAAAAAGCAAACATGAAGCAGGTCGTCCTGCCAGTTGACCTCAACACGGCAGCGGTAACAGGCGCCCGAGTCTCGATGAAGGGCTGCAAGCGCGTTGCATTCCTCGTAGACATGGGAGATTCGACAGGCGCTACAGTGCAATGCACTCTGCGCCAACACGATGCCGCGTCGGCTGGATCCTCGAAGGATTTGTCGGTAGCTAATCCCTACTTTAAAAAAGCTGGGACAGCTACCAAGTTCACAAAGGTAGAGCCCACGGTGGCTGCGGCGATGTTCGACATCTCTGCTGACTTCGCGGCGCAAGAGGGCCTTGCAGTGTTTGAGGTTTTGGAAGAAGTTCCAGAGGGTCAAAACCCGTTACAAGTCGAAGACATGTGGCTTGTGCAGCATGTAGGAAAAGCTGAGTGTTACAACATCAACCCCAGCGCAGAGTCCCCGCGTTCAGGTATGTTGATGACTGCGGAGTCCAAAGCAAAGCTGAGCAAAAGTCGCAAAGGTAAAGCTGCTGGCGCGGACCATTACCGCTATGGCCAAACCGTTTCCCCCGAAGTGCGTGAAAAGATTGGCGCTGCCCAGCGCGGCAAACCCAAAAAAGAAGGTCGCAAGGTATCGGAAGAGGGTAAGGCCAAGATCAGGGCCAACATTGAAGCAGGACGTAGCCACAAGCATTGGCTTGGGCGAACCCATACCAAGGAGGCCAAAGCTAAGATGTCGCGCCCAATCATTGCAACCACTGCAGCAGGTTCTGAGTTGCACATGGCCAGTATTACGCATTTGCGCCTTGCTACCGGACTGAAGCCAGCAACCATCTGACCGCTTACATTCAGGTGGGCCGATAAAACATCGGTTTGCATCGTCATAATCAATCTCCTATAAAGCAGGGGCCGAAGCCCCCGAGATCAATTAAACGCCAGCGGAAACTTTGAGGGTGCCAGCGTCGTTCCAGAGACGGCCAGCAACCACTGGATCAGAGGTTGGCAATGCGGTCATGGAGATGGATGCGTTGGTCAGGGAGGCGACGCCAGAAGCTGTCAGCGTGGTAGCTGCAACAGGGCCAGCGACAGCGCCGGTAACAGCGCCAATGAAGCCGTTTGTCGATGTGACTGGGCCGGAGAAGGTAGTGCTTGCCATGATTTTTTCCTCATGCGGTTAAGGCGTATCTGTCTGCATGACGTCGGCCCGGAGCCGTCAGATACACCGGAAAGTCCGGGGTTTTGTGTTTGTATCATGGGGCAGCGGGGGTGTCAACATATTTGAAATGCTTACCCGCATTCTTGCCTTTGGCAAGAGGTTTGTCTGCGGCAAGCGCTTTGGCAAGCATCCCCGAAGACATCCCAAAAGCCTCTTTGACCGCTTTCAGGCTGGGATAAACC